AGCCGCCCTGGAGTCCTTGATTTCCTCTTTCACGTCTTGATCCCATGCCTGCCACTCACGGAGAATCCTCTCCAGGGCGAGGGAACGGTTGTTCGCTGTGTTCAACCGTGCGTAGTCGTTCAACATCTCCCATAGGTTAGTGGGTATCCGTGCAGTCAGGTTGCTGAAAGAGCCCTGTAAGGCCATCTCAGCACGGTTCCTACGTCCTCTTGCCATAGTGTGGCGACCCCTCTACCCATTATAATTCTTACTAAACAGGATGCACAGGGGCCTAGATTAAGTAACCGATGGCTCCCATTGCTACGCTCATGGCACGTTGCCTGTCCGAAGGAGCAACGGGTTAGTGCCTTAGTCAGTGGGATGAGCGTTCAGGGTGAACGGACAAGAAGAGAGGGCGCAGAATGGACCCAAGGGCCCATTTTCGCCCGAATCTATAGATTATATACCGTGGCCACCCGCGTACGCGCATGGCAACGAGTAAGACCGGATCGTTCTGGCTGACTGAAACTGTGACCTTGACGGCAGCGGCCGCTCCTAGTTCCAGGTTTCAAGGGACAATCGACTTAGGCGCATATGTCGACGTCGGAGATCAGCAAAGTATCGCGATCGAGCAAGTGGACTGGGTATGGCAGACTGGTTCGGACTTCGGGAATGAGTTTGAGGCGATGCTAGCCAGCAATGGTGCGCTCGGTGCTCAACTCTCCGATCTCAATCCCGGTACTGCTTTCGTTCGAGCAGATGATAACAGCCTAATTGCATCAGGCGCTCTCAACATCGACGCTACAAACAACATCGGCAGTTCGGCAGCGGATTTTTACCCTGATTCGTTCGGCAAGCTTGACGAGTCACGCCTAACAGTGAACGACTCTCTTTATGTCGTGGCTGGGAACGATGGGGCGACCGTTGGTGCTGTGGACATGTATCTAACGTGCCGAATCAAGTGTCGCATAGTGAAGCTCACTACGAAGGACTGGATGGCGATTGCGATCCAGAGCACGGCTAGCGACAATTGAGGTGGTTAGCCTGGCTAACTTCTGTCCGAACTGCGGCGAGGCCCTAGGTTCTCATGGGACGACGAAGGGAGAAATCCGCTCGACAGCCAGGAGAGCCTACATCACCCCTGAGAAAGTGAAGAAGGTCAAGCGCAAGGCGAGCGCGTACAACAAGAGATATGCCAAGGCATTCAAGAAGTTGAAGAGAGCTCATCCTCGAACATCCTTCGCTAAGTTGGCGAAGAAGGCGCACCGATTAGCTAGGAGGAAGAAATGAATGGCGAAAAAGGATAAAGTTCTTGAACGTCTGCTCAGGCAGTTCATACCTTCCGTGACTCTCACAGTTGAATCACCCGAGGGTTTCGCTGCTTCAGGCGGAGGATGGGAGATAATCACAGCCGCTGATTCAGATGGAAACCCAACTTTCTGGGCTGTGTATCGATCGTACTTCGACCTCTCGGGGATTGTTGAAAGGCAACAAACACTATTCACAATCAACCCGATGTTCCAAGAAGGTTGCGACTGGAACTTCCAGACTACTAACCCACAGGGTGCGCTTCAAGTCTGGGATTTGATTACACAGGAATACATCACCGATGCAACCTTCAATGGTGTCGTGGCCGGTTCTGGGAATTGGATTCCCCCTGGTTTAACTGCAGGCCGTTCTCTCCTGGGTGTGATTCGGATCGGAGCAGCTTACGAACTTGAGGATGTCCATTATGGGAATGCACGGTCCTTCCAATATGGTGCCACTACCTCTTTGGCGACATCGCCCTTCCTCCCGAATCAAACGCGGTCCTCCTCGTTTGGAGTCGGCGCAGCTACAGCAGGTCAGAAGTTGTACATCACCAGGGCAATTCATCTTACAAGCGCATTGGCGTTATTGCCGGGGAATGAGATAGTCACACCTCCCACCGCTGTCGTGGTTCCGGCACTCATTGCCCTGGAGACGGACCTCCGCTATATCGAACGCCTCCGACGATCCTATGTCGTGCAGGCGACGGTGGATTGAATGAGCGCCCCTTCGTTTGTCTACGGGCTCATTTGGAATAAATGGACTCAGGGTTCTGCATTCCTTTTCATTTCAGGATACATGTTCAGTCTTGGAGGATGGCCCCTAACTAAGTTCATCGCGAGGACAGCCTATGGATGGGGTGGTGAAGTGGCCGGCTCTGGATTCTTCGGACATCAGGGACGAGCGATAGCCGCCCTGGCAAAGACCACGCCTGGACAGATTGCCGTTGGTGGTGTGGTTGGATATGGGGTCGGCCTGGGTGTGGGTTATGTTGTGGCCGATCAACTCTACGGAAAAGAAGGAGCGGATCTATTCCTTGACGTGATGACGCCAGGCGGCGACGTCGGCATCCTCACCAAAGAAGCATGGACGGAAGTGATCGGCCCTTCCGTGTTCGAGCAAAGCGCGATCAGTATGAAGAGAAAATCCAAACAGTCACTAAAAGCAAAAGCCAAGGAAGCAGCAACCGAGTTCGTCCTCGGGCCATTTTGGGGGCCAGCCTATGGATTCTTCAGAACTTGAGGACTTCAGCACGCGGCTCCTCAGGGTAGAGAGACTCATCTACCTCATCGTCGGGCTCCAGGCACCGGGCCTGTTACAGCTAGTAGGGGCGCTCTAGTCTGGGACTATCGTGCGTACGCGTCTAAGGATTGCTGGGAAGTCTCTGGATTGAACAGCCCCATGAATCCTTTGCTGTCAATCCAGACAGAGAGCACTTCCCCTTCGTTGGTGATCCTCATGAATCCAATCTTCTTACCATCCTCATCGTAAATCAATTTGTGATGGCTCATTCAATCCCCAACTCCTTGTTGATGTTCGCTAGTGCAGCCGCCCTGGAGTCCTTGATTTCCTCTTTCACGTCTTGATCCCATGCCTGCCACTCACGGAGAATCCTCTCCAGGGCGAGGGAACGGTTGTTCGCTGTGTTCAACCGTGCGTAGTCGTTCAACATCTCCCATAGGTTAGTGGG